AGGCAAAGTATAAAAAGCACGTCGCCGCAGGCAAGGTGTGCGCTGATTGCATCGGCCTTTTTAAGTCTTATGCATGGGATAAGGACGGCGACATTGATACCCGCGAAAGCGGATACGGCACAAACGAACAGCCCGACCACGGCGCGAAAACCACGCTAAACAAATGCAAAGTTAAGGGCAGTATTGACACCCTGCCGGAAATCCCCGGTTTGGCGCTATGGACAAAGACAGGCGGACACATCGGCGTATACGTTGGCGGCGGTTATGTGATTGAAGCACGCGGCTATGCTTACGGGGTGCAGCGTAACAAGTTGAGCAACCGCGCATTTACGACGTGGGGGCTGTATCCTTATGCGGAATATACGGCGGAACAAGTGGCCATTGCGCAGGCGGCTGCAAATGGCACAAAAACGCCCGCAGGAGCGCCCGCAGAAAAGGACGGGCAAGAATCCACGCAGACGGCAGGAACGCCCACAACGGGCAAAAATGAAGCAAATACGGGCGCTGTATCAAGTGGGGAGGTATACACCATGAAAACGATTAAGAAGGGCAGTAAAGGAACACAGGTTAAAGTGCTGCAATGGCTGTTGACCAACGCCGGGTATGATTGCGGCGAAATCGACGGTATTTGCGGCGCGAAAACCGTTGCGGCTATCAAGGCATACCAGCAGGCCAACGGGCTTGTTGCTGACGGCATCGCTGGCCGCAAGACATGGACGGCGCTGCTGAAATAAGGGATACCCCTGCCATTGCGGCAGGGGCTTTTTCTATTGCAAAAAAGTTTGAAAAAATGTCAGAAAATTCAGAAAAAGCTATTGACATTATACCCCTACTGTGGTATAATCAATAATGTCAGGAGGGCACGAAGCCCACCGACAAGAAAGGAAGTAAGAAAGATGTACGAGGTTGTCAAGGTTGTCAAGGGCTACGAGATTAAGCGCATGAAGGGCACGCGCGGCGCGTATCATGTGAACGTCCGCGAACGCGAGGGACACGGCGGCATTTGGCGCGAGTTTCACACCTTCCGCAGCATCAAGGCGGCTGTCGAGTTTATCGAAAAGGCGCTGTAATGCATGACAACCGGGCGGGGCGGTATAACCCCGTAGAAAGGACAACGCAATGCTGTACGATATTCGTTGGTTTGATACTACAAAGGCCGGAAAGCTGATTGTCAGAAAGTATCAGGGCAGAATCCCGAAATACGACGGCGACGCTTACATGATTCTGTATAAGGGCAAGATCAAGTTTGTGCCTAAAGCAAACTGCATCGCCAACGTTTGGATTGATGGCCGTTGGCAGTCTGCTTAACATAACGACACCCGGCGCGGGGGTATGGCCGCGCAGAAAGGAAAGAAAATGATTATTCGTTTGTTTGAAATTGTGTTCATGGTTACGGAAACGTGCAACAACGGCAACGAACGCCGGATAAAGAAAAGCGTTTTTGCTCAGCGGTTTGTCAACGGGCATTTCTTCACGGAAGCGGAGCGCGTTGCGCAGGCTGTGGAAGCGCTCAAAAAACTGCACTATTACAATATTGAATACGTCGAAACAAAGGCGGTTTCGAGGTTGGTAATTTGAAAGGGAGTGGCGCACAATGAGGAAGATGTACAATAAGAAAATTGGCGACCCGTCCAGCGAATACGGTATGCCCGACGGTGATAAACGATTCGCGGAAGCCTTGCAAAAGAAGCAGGAGCGTGCGGCGTTCCTGTGGGGCGAATTCGTGGCATTCATGCGCCTGCACAACGTAACGCCGTCCGAACTGCGCGAAATGTTTACCCGGTATTACGAAGAATTCATTGCATGACAGGAGGAACACGAAATGACAATCAATGATAAGCTGCACTTGATGGACGAGATCAGGGCAAAGAATGACGAAGCATTTGCGACGTGCGCAAGGCCGCAACGGCTGGCGAAATATCGCCGCGCTGCTGGCCTGTCGCAGTCACAGCTTGCAGCGCTGTCCGGGGTGAATCTGCGGACGCTGCAAAAGCTGGAAAGCGGGGAAAGGGCAATCGGAAGGGCGCAGCTTGATATTGTGCTTGCGCTGGCGCGTGCGTTGGGCGTTACTGTTGAGGAATTGGCGGGGGATTAACCCCGCCTTTTTGCTTGTCCTTTTTGTTTTGCTAACTATACCTATCCAGTCGGTAAGGTATGCTTACCGACACAAACTTTACAAAAAAATAGGGCGCGTTTCGTTCGCGTCATTACAGTCAATCCGTCGTATGATAGACCGCCAAACGGCCTGCTTTTCTTCCCGCGTAAATGTCGGATACACTTCTAATACGTCGATGTTTTCAAGGAATTTTTTTGCCGCTGTCAGATCAACCTTGTCAGGCGGTTCTATTGCGTCAAGTTGTGTTTTCAAGTCTTTATATATCTTTTCGTATTCGTCAAATTCAATCATATCTTCAATGTATAGGTGTTTCAGTTTTTTCAACCGTTTATTGATTGCAGCTTTTTCCCTTGCAATCTGTTCCGCGCTTTCCGTGTTTTCTTCCACGCTTGCGGAAAGGATATAATTGCGCAATTCTTCTTCAAGCGTTGCAAGCATATGTTTTTCTATGGCGCTTTCGTTTGCGCTGTGCTTATGTGTGCATACGCCGTCAACCTGTGCGCGTTTGCATGTGTAATAAAAGTATTGCTTGCCGTAACTGTTTGTTTGCTGCCTGCCTATCATGATACGCCCGCATGACGCGCAGCGCACAAGGCCGACAAAAAGAAAGGTATTCCCGGCAATGTTTTTCTTGATATTGCGCTTCATCATTGGTTGTATTCTTTCCCAACGTTCGCGGTCAATGATTGCAGGACAATACGCAGGGTTTCCGCGAAAATGGCCGCTGTACTTTTCTTCTTTTAGCATGATTTTCATAGATTTATAGTCAATCGTTGTGCCGTGTTTTAGGTTAAGGAATTTCAAAACGCCATGAATGCTGTTGTATGTTTCAAAATGCGTATATGCATCTTCTACGATTTGGCGTTTCGTTTCGTCGATTACAAGGCATTTCATGCCGTTCTTTTCCCCGATTTTGTAGCCGATGGGCTGTTTGCCGGAAAGCGGTTGACCGTGCTTCACCTTGTATTCAAATACTTTTTTGATACGGTCTGCGGTTCTATCTGCTTCCTGCTCAGAAAGTGATAAATACAGATTGATTTTGAAACGTCCTTCCGTCGTGCTTGTGTCATAATCTTCATGGATTGCTTTCCAGTCAACGCGGGCGCTTTCAAGACGTTTTTGCGTGTCGTGGTATTCACTAACGGAACGGAAATATCTATCAAGTTTTGTAAATACGATTTTGTCAAATTTCTTTGCTTCCGCGTCGTTTATCATGCGTTGCAATTCCGGCCTGTTCTTTACCTTTTTGCGGGCGGATACCCCTTCATCAATATACCATTCTACTATTTTCATACCGTTTTCATTTGCCCACGCTTGCAACGCTTCTTTCTGCGCTTCAATTGTGTAGCCGTATAGCTTTTGTTCTTCATGTGAACAGCGGACGTATGCCGCTATATTGATTTGGCTTGCATCGTATAACATATTCAATTTTCCCCTTTTCTATTAACTTATGAATTTGTAACGAAACATATTACTATCCCAAAATATCATTAACGAAAAAGAATTGCAACAAATTTTCATAAAATTATAGCAAAAGTGAAATTTTAGTTTACAAATTAGAATGAAAAATTGACATTTTGCCATAATTCCAATGTTTTACCACAAAATTCCGAACACAGGTTCTGTTTTTCTTGATATTATGTGAATATAACTTTACGAAAGGTTGTGACAACATGAATACGAATTTACTAAAGGCGCATATGGCGCTGCGCGGCGACACGCTGAACATGCTTGCGGAAGCTTTGGGGATAACCCGGCAGGCATTGCACAACAAAATGCGCGGGCGTTCTCAGTTTAAGCAAAGGGAAATCCGCGTCATATGCGAACGTTACAACCTAAAGCCTGACGATATGATTACCTTGTTTTTCGGCGGTGCTGCATGAACGTGGCCGCGCTGATGGAAACATTGTCGCGTATCCTGTCGAAGAAGCATAATGCAAAGATCAGGATAACAGCCACGAAGAAAAAAGATTAAGAGTTTTGTAACACAAGTTTATACAAACCGTAACCACAAATAGTACCGTTGGGGGTATAATGTTGGCAGTCGCCGGGGCGAAAATCCCCGGCATAAAGAAAGGGGGCAGGCCATGAACAGGGCGCAGAAACGCGCAAAGCGCAAGGAAACCCCGCGCTACTTGCGAACGACAAAGGAACAGCGCGTAAAATCGTTGATTCGTAACGGAATCACGATTGAGGACTTGGACAAGGAATATCACAACGGATGGGACGCAGGGTTTGCGGAAGCAGCCCCGTGCGTCGTAAAAACGGCATACGCAGCGATTTGCCTTGCGTTGCAGGAATCGCACGGATTCGGGCAGGAAGAATGCGCAGACGTGTTGCAAAGGGTGGATGACCACATTTTGCACAGCCTTACCAGCGCGGAAGCAATCGAAGAAGTTTGGAACAGAATTGGATTGCGAATCAACTTTAACGAACCATTTGAAAGGATTGAAAAAGCATGATACATACCGTAGATACCCGCAGCATGACACATGAACAATGGTTGAAGGAACGCCGCAAGGCTATCGGTGGCAGCGACGCAGCCGCCATTGTAGGACTCAGCGCCTACGCAAGCCCGTTCACGGTTTGGCTGGACAAGCTTGGCAAGAGCGAACCAAAGCCGGAAACGGAAGCAATGCGCATCGGGCGCGACCTTGAAGAATACGTTGCGCAGCGTTTCACGGAAGCAACAGGCAAGAAGGTGCGCCGCAAAAACGCAATCATTTACAACAGCATGTATCCTTTTGCACATGCTAACATTGACCGCGAGATTGTGGGAGAAAACGCAATCCTTGAATGCAAGACCACAAGCATTCTGAATCTTAAGAAATTCAAAAACGGCGAATATCCCGCAAACTACTATGTACAGGTAATGCATTACATGGCCGTTACGGGCGCACAGAAAGCCTATATTGCCGTGCTGGTGTTGGGTGAAGGGTTTTATTGGTACGAAGTCGAAAGAGATCAGGACGAAATAAATGCCCTTATGGAAGCCGAACGCGAATTGTGGGAACACGTCGTGCAGCAGACCGAACCGCCCGTGTTGGGGCTGGATTGCGACGCAAAGGCGCTGTTTGGCCTGCATCCGCGCAGCAACGGGCTTGCCGTTGACCTGTTCGGCCATGCAAAGCAAATGTCCCGATACCTTGAAATCAAGGCAGAAATAAATAAACTTGAAGTGCAGGCGGCTACAATCGCAAACACTATCAAGCAGGCGTTGGGCGACAATGAGCATGGCGCGGATGGTGAATTTACGGCATCGTGGAGAACGCAGACGCGCAGCAACTTTGACCGCAAGGCGTTTGCCGCTGATAACCCGGATATTGACCTTGCGCCGTATTTCAAAACGTCAACTTGCCGTGTATTCACGGTGAAATAATAGGAGGGTAACACAATGGCTGGTATGATTCAGAAAGCAACCGAAAACAAGGCCGTAACTGCCGAAAAGAAGCCCGCAACCATGCGCGATTACATCAACAGTATGCAGGGTGAAATTGCAAAGGCGCTTCCGTCTGTCATTACGCCGGAACGCTTTACCCGCATTACGCTGTCCGCGCTGTCCAGCAATCCGCAGCTTTCGCAGACTACCCCGCAAAGCTTCCTTGCGGCCATGATGACCGCTGCACAGTTGGGCGTTGAACCTAACACGCCCCTTGGGCAAGCATACCTTTTGCCCTATCGCAACAAAGGGCAGCTTGAATGTCAATTCCAATTGGGCTATAAAGGTTTGATTGACCTTGCGTATCGTAGCGGCGAAATCAGCGTAATTCAAGCGCATACCGTGTATGCAAATGATACCTTTGATTTTGAATTTGGCCTTGAACCGAAATTGACGCACAAGCCCGCAATGGCAGACCGTGGCGAACCTATTGCATTCTATGCAGTATTCAAGATGAAGGATGGCGGGTTTGGTTTTGAGGTTATGAGCGTCGAGGATGTACACGCCCACGCAAAGAAGTACAGCAAGGCGTATTCTACCGGGTACAGCCCGTGGACAACGAATTTTGAGGAAATGGCGAAAAAGACGGTATTGAAGCGCGTTTTGAAGTATGCGCCGCTGAAATCCGACTTTGCCCGCGCTGCTGCTACTGATGAAACTGTCAAACATGAGATCAGGGCGGACATGGGCGAGGTAAACGCCGAACCGATTATCCTTGACGCGGAGGTTGTGGACGCGGAAACCGGGGAAATTGTGCAGCCCGAAAATTAAGCGAATCGTAATAGATTTGTTGGACAATCGTAACCACAACAATACCCTATCGGGTATATAATAACGGCGGGCGGCGGCGCGAGTTGACCGCCCGCCAATTAGACAGGAGGGCTGATTGATGGCAGAACGCCGCATGTTTGCAAAGACCATTATTGACAGCGACGCATTTCTTGACATGCCGTTGTCAACACAGGCGCTATATTTTCACCTGTCCATGCGTGCAGACGATGACGGGTTTATCAATAACCCGAAAAAGGTGCAGCGCATGATTGGTGCTGCTGATGATGATTTGAGGGTGCTTATAACAAAACGCTTTATTATCCCGTTTGAAAGCGGAATTGTTGTCATTAAGCATTGGAAAATCCATAACTACATACAGAAAGACCGATACAAAGAAACGATTTACAAAGAGGAAAAAGCCTTGCTTGCCGAAAAGGAAAACAAAGCGTATACGGAATGTATACATGATGTATACACGCCGGATACACAGGTTAGGTTAGGTGAGGTTAGTGTAGGTAAGGTTAGTGTAGTTGATGATTCGGGCGAAGAATCGCCCCCCACAAAATCAAAACGGAAACGCTTTACCCCGCCCACGGTGGAGGAAGTGCAAGCGTATTGCCGGGAACGTAAAAACAACGTTGATGCACAGCGGTTTATTGATTACTATACCGCGAACGGCTGGAAGGTTGGCCGCAACACCATGAAGGATTGGAAAGCCTGTGTAAGGACATGGGAACAGAACCAACGCACGCAGCCCCGCCCGACCTATGGCAAAGGCGCAAGCCCTATGCAGCAGATCAGGCCGGGGGACTATGACACCGACGAAATGCCGTTTTGATTGTTAAGACTTCCGTAACAAATAGTTAAGGGAAGCGTAACCACAAGCGGCAACGATGGGCGTATAATATCAACATACCCCACAGGGTAAAGAAAGGGAGGGCGACACCATGAATAGACCGTACAAGAATCCTAACCGCTGGACGATTAACCACGTCCCTGTAATGCGGGAAAAACCGCGCTTTGATTATTGGTTGTATGCGTTTTGCTTTGCAGAGGTTATTGCGGTAATTGTGTGGCTTGCATGGGCGTTGCGGACGATTTGACAGGAGGGAAACAGGATGGAAGCATTAGACGGTTTGCAGGCAGTTGCGCCCGGTATTATAAAGGCGATTGCGCCCGGATTGACGCGCGACAATGGCGCGCCGGATGATTACGAGGACGGCGACGGCTTGAAGGTGTGCGGCGTTTGCCATACGCGCAAGCAAGTGTTTTTCGAGGTTGAAGGGCTTATCCCGCGCACAAAGGTTGCGTGCATGTGCAAGTGTGAGCAGGACAAGCAGCGCAGCGAGGACGAAGCCCGCAAGCGGGAGGAAGCAAGGAAGCGCATTGAAGATATGCGCGGACGTGGCCTTGCAGATGCGCAATACAGGCAATGCACGTTTGCGCTGGATGACAGCAAGGAAAGCAAAGCAAGCATGTTTTGCCGTGCGTATGTGTCCGATTGGGATTGGGTGCAGGAAAACAATGCAGGCGTTATGCTATACGGCGACGTTGGCGGCGGTAAAACGTTCCTTGCAAGCTGTATTGCAAATGCGCTGATAGATCAGGGCGTATATGTAATGATGACCAGCATAACCCGCTTGACGGCGGCAATGCAGGAGAATTACAGCGAAAACCGCGCCCGGATTCTGCGCGAGGTTG